AATTGATTTTAGTGAAGTAGATGATGATAGTGATTTTGTAAAAAACTATGTATTAGCAAAGAAAACAATTTGGAACAACAAACATGATATTACTATCTATGGATTTCCAGTAGAAGTTTATGTTGAAAATTTAGGTGATGTACACGTAGCATCTGGATTATATTCAATATTAAACGATAAGTGGATAGTAGTACCAAAGAAAAAAGAATTACAAATTGATTTAGATGATATCCGTTCAAAGGCAGAAGGTTATTTAGGTTCAATACCAGTACTACAAAAATTTATGAAAGAAAAAAAGTATGATGAAGTAATTGAAATGGTAGAAAAGATTCAAGATAAACTAAAGAGAATGAGAAGTTCTGGATTAGAACGAGGCGGAGAGTTTTCAGTAGAGAATCTTGCATTTAAAGCATTAAGACGATCACCATTTATTGAACAAATACTAGATATGAAACGTGATGCATATGATGAAAAGATGACAATGAAAGAAAGAATTAATTTAGATGAAGAAGTTAAGTTGTTGGTAGAAGGTGGAGCATACGGACATATGAACCACCCATTTGATGATAAAAATATTACATTTTCAGATTTAAAACAGATAATTATTAATGGACTCGGTGGTACATTAAACCGAGAGGATGGAGTTACAGAGAAACTTGATGGTCAAAATTTAATGGTTTCTTGGGTAAACGGGAAATTAGTTACAGCAAGAAATAAAGGACAACTTAAAAACTTTGGTTCATCAGCTATGGACATAAAAGGTGTTGCTTCTAAATTTGCAGGTAGAGGTGATATTAGAGACGCTTTTGTTTTTGCAATGAAAGATTTGAATAAATCAATAAGTTCTATATCTGATAAACAAAAAGAAAAGATATTTGGTAATGGTAAAAATTGGATGAACTTAGAAGTTATGTATCCAAAGTCTGCTAATGTTATAGATTATGATAAAGCACAAATAGTATTTCACGGAACATTAGAATATGATGAAAGTGGTACAGCAATAGGACAACCTAAAGATTCAGCTCGTATGTTAGCGGGTATGATTAAACAAGTTAATCAAAATGTACAAAAACATTATAATATCGGAAAACCTCAATTTTTAACAGTACCAAAAGTACAAGATTTTAGTAAAAAGAAGAAAGTATATTTGAATAGATTAAAAAAATTACAAAATCAATATAAACTAAAAGATAACGATACGTTATCAAAGTATCATCAGTCATATTGGGAAGAGTTTATCTTTAATTCAGCAAAACAATATAAATATAACATACCAAAACGAGTTTTAGTTAACTTAACTAAGAGATGGGCGTTCTTTGATAAGTCATATAAGATACCAATGATAAAAAAAGATATAAAAGATAAGAAATTTCTTGATTGGGTACTCTCATTTGACAAAAATGATCATCAAAAATGGGCAAAAGATAATATGAAACCATTTGAAGTGTTATTTTTTGATGTCGGTGCAGAAATTTTGAAGAATATAAGTGGTTATTTAGCGGCTTCACCCGAAAAGGCAGTACAAAAGATAAGAAAAGATGTTATTAACGCTATAAAAACAGTAAAAAGTGGTGGAGATATAAAAAAGATACAAACATTAAAGTTACAATTAGATAAGTTAAATAAAATTGGTGGATTATCTGCAATTGTACCAACTGAGGGTATAGTTTTTAAGTATAAAGGTAATACATATAAATTTACTGGTGCTTTTGCTCCTGTAAATCAAATTTTAGGGTTATTAAATTTTTAGGAGTTAATGATGGGATATAGTAGAGAGAATAAAAGACAAAATCAGGCGTTACAATCTATTTTAGATGGTAATACACCAGAAAAACGAATTTTTATTCCAGTTGAAGATTTAGAGTTCAAAGAAAAGATGAAGTTAGAAAGAGAAACTGAACAAGAGAAAATTAATGAAAAATTAGAAGTAACTAAAGAAGCTCGTGTACCTTGGTTCTGTCCTGAATGTAAAAAAGTAATGAAAAGACGTTTAGATGATAGAATGTGGTATTTATATGGACATTGTTTTAATTGTCAAGTAGAGGTAGAAAATAAGTTAAGAATAAGTGGTGAATATGACGAGTGGGCTACAAAGAAAGTAATAGCAAATAAATTATCTTGGATAAAAGAACAAAAAGAATCAATTGAAGAGTTTAAAAAACAAAAAACACCAACCTTTTATAATCAAGTTCATCCAGACGGATACACGATAGATGAAGAAAAATGGCAAATGGACACTAAAGAGCTTAAAAAACAAGCAGATGAAGCGTTAGAATACCTACAAAAAATAGAAGATTCGTTAAAAGACTATATTTATACTTAGGGACAATATTAATTTAATTATTTAGGAGAAAATAAATGGCAACAGTAACACAAGGTAGCAGAGGTAGAACTGATATATCTAGTAGAAGTCGGCCGGTATATGGTGAAGGTAGTTCAAAGGCAATTACAATTACTGCCACAACCGAATTATCTGGTTCATATGCAGGAGCTAAAGAATTTATCGTAAACACAGCAGGTGATGCTGTATTACATTTAGTTGATGGTGGTTCTTTAACAGCATCTAATTTAAATACAAAGACTGCTTACAAGTATCATTTAAAAAGAATTGTAACTTCAAATGGTAACATTAGTATCATAATATAATATGAAACGAAATTCAAAAGGACAAATAAAAGATGTAATCAAACAGGAGTATATAAAATGTGCTTCTGATCCTGTTTATTTCATGAGAAAGTATTGTGTGATACAACACCCAATAAAGGGAAAAATACCTTTTCACTTATATGACTTTCAAGAAAAAACAATAGAAGATTTTGTACAACATCGCTTTAATATTATTTTAAAAGCTAGACAATTGGGTATTAGTACATTAACTGCTGGATACTCTTTATGGATGATGACATTTCATCAAGACAAAAACATCTTGGTAATTGCTACTAAACAAGAAGTTGCCAAAAACTTAGTAACAAAAGTTCGTGTAATGCATGCAAACTTACCAAGCTGGTTAAAACAAAAATGTGTTGAAGATAATAAGTTAAGTTTAAGATATAAGAACGGTTCTCAAATAAAAGCGGTTGCGAGTGGTGAAGAAGCGGGTCGTTCTGAAGCTCTTTCATTGTTAGTATTAGATGAAGCTGCATTTATTGATAAAATAGACGGAATATGGGCGGCAGCGTCACAGACGTTATCAACTGGTGGTCAATGTTTAGCACTATCTACACCTAATGGTGTTGGTAATTGGTTTCACAAAACTTGGATGGATGCAGAAGACCATTTAAATGATTTTAATTTTATTAAACTTCATTGGACAGTTCATCCAGATAGAGAACAAGAATGGAGAGAAGATCAAGATAAATTATTAGGTCCATCATTAGCAGCTCAAGAATGTGATTGTGATTTTATTACTTCTGGTACTTCTGTAGTCGATGGTGTAATTTTAGAAGAATATAGAAATACTCAAGTAAAAGACCCAATTGAGAAGAGGGGTATTGATAGTAATGTTTGGATATGGGAGCCACCAAATTATACAAAAGATTATATAGTATGTGCTGATGTTAGTAGGGGGGATGCAACAGACTATTCTGCATTTCATATTATAGATGTAGAAAGTTTAGAACAAGTAGCTGAGTATAAAGGTAGAATTTCAACAAGAGATTATGGTAACTTATTAGTTAATATATCAATTGAATATAATGACGCTTTATTAGTAATTGAGAATAATAACATTGGTTGGGCTGCAATTCAACAGGTAATTGATAGAGAGTATCCCAATTTATTTTATATGAGTAAAGATTTAAGAATAGTAGATACACAAAGACATATTAATAATAAAATTAATGGAACAGAAAAACAATTGATTCCAGGATTTACTTTGACACAAAAAACAAGACCATTAGTTGTCGCGAAATTAGAAGAATTTTTTAGAGAGAAATTAGTAACTGTACATTCAAATAGATTAATTGATGAATTGTTTGTATTTATATATAACGGAAGTCGTGCTGAAGCTATGTCAGGATATAATGATGATTTAGTAATGTCTTACGCGATGGGATTATGGATAAGAGAAACGGCATTAAGATTGAGAACAGAAGGTGTTGAGTTACAAAAGAAAGCAATTAATAGTATAACATCAAACCAAGGTGTTTATACACCAACAGATAACCAAAATGATTCTTGGGTTATAGAAGTTAATAAACAAAAAGAATCATTAGAGTGGTTAATTAATTAAAGAGGTAAAAAATGGCTGATAAAAGTCTAAGATCAAGATTACAAAGATTATTTTCAACTAATGTAATAGTAAGAAATGTAGGTGGGAAACAATTAAGAGTTTCTGATACAAGTCGTACACAAGCGTTTGCAAAACAGAATCTTGTTGATAGATATCAAAAAATATTTACTGGTGCAGGTTTAAGTGGTTATTCAGATTCATTATTGACTAAAACAATGAGATTAAATCTTTTTAAAGATTATGAATCAATGGATAGTGACGCTATTATTTCTTCAGCACTTGATATTTACGCGGATGAATCAACAATGAAATCAGAATACGGGGATGTTTTAGAAATTAAAACAGATAATAATAATATAAAACAAATATTACATAATTTATTTTATGACATTGTTAATATAGAATTTAATTTATGGCCATGGATTCGTAATATGTGTAAGTATGGTGATTTTTTCTTACAGTTAGAAATTGATGAGAAATATGGTATTACAAATGTAGTTCCGTTATCTGTTTATGACGTATCACGATTAGAAGGATTAGATCCAGAAAACCCAGAATACATAAAATATTTAATAGAATCTACAACAAGTGAACATAGATATAAACCTGAACGATCTGCTACAAAGACTGAGTTAGAAAATTATGAAGTAGCACATTTTAGATTACTTTCTGATTCTAATTATTTACCATACGGTAAATCACAAATTGAAGGTGGTCGTAAGATTTGGAAACAATTAAGTCTTATGGAAGATGCTATGTTGATTCACAGAATTATGAGAGCTCCAGAAAAAAGAATATTCAAGTTAGATATCGGTAATATTCCACCAGCAGAAGTTGATAACTATATGCAACAAGTTATTAATAAAATGAAAAAGGCACCAGTTGTTGATGATGATGGTGAATATAATTTGAAATATAATATGCAAAACATTACAGAAGATTTCTTTTTACCAGTTCGTGGTGGTGATAGTGGTACAAGTATAGATTCACTTCCAGGTTTGACTTATGAAGCAATAGAAGATATTGATTATCTTAAAAATAAACTTTTAGCTTCATTAAGAATACCGAAAGCGTTTCTTGGATACGATGAAGCAGTTGGTAGTAAAGCAACATTAGCAGCAGAAGATGTTAGATTTGCAAGAACTATTGAAAGAATTCAAAGAATCACTCTATCAGAATTAACAAAGATTGCTATTGTTCATTTATATGCACAAGGATATCAAGATGCAGATTTAGTTAACTTTGAACTTGATTTAACAAATCCATCAACAATATATGAAGAAGAAAAAGTTGAGTTATGGAATAATAAAACTTCTTTGGCATCATCTATGTTAAGTGATGGTTTAGTTTCTTCAGAATGGATTTATAAAAATATTTTTGGATTTACTGAAGAAGAGATTAAACATGAAGACGATGCTATAGTATATGATTATAAACAAAAATTTAGAAGAGAACAAATTCAAACAGAAGGTAATGATCCTGCTGAGAGTGGAGAAGCGACTGGAACACCATCTGATTTAGCAATGGGTAGAACTGGTCATGAATTGAATGATTTAGGACCTGAAGGTGGTTCACCTGAAGGTGGTTGGGATGGTGCAGGTAGACCAAAAGAAGTTCCACATTACGGAAAAGATGGTAGTGCAAGAGGAAGAGATCCATTAGGTGCCCACGATAAGCGAAAAGGTGGTAGTGGTTCACCTAAATACGGTAAAACATTAGCATTGGCACAATATGATTCGTTGAAAAAGTCAATGAATTTCGGTAAAAAAGATAAAGAAATCATAACAGAAGTATCAGAATTAGAAAAAGAGTATAAAGAAGAAGTAAGTACATCAACTAAAGGTGTATCAAATGAATAATAATTATTTAACTTTATATTTATTTATGAGAAAGTATAATAGAAATTGGAGTAATTTACAATGGCTCGGAAATTAAAACATTCTAAAATAAAGAATACAGGTATTCTTTTTGAATTATTAACAAGACAAATCACAGCAGACGTATTAGCAGGTAAAAGTACTAAATCAGTTAAAATTGTTAAAAATTATTTTAATGAAAATACTGAATTAGGTAAAGAACTTCAATTATACCAGATTCTTTCAGAAAAACACTATGAATCTGAAAATAGAGCTAGTCATTTAATTGAGGCTGTAGTTAAATCAAGACAGAAATTAAATAATTCTATTTTAAGACGTGAAAAATATAATCTTATTAAAGAAATTAAAGAGAATTACAACGCAACAGATTTTTTTAACGGTCGTATATCAAATTATAGAGTGTTAGCTTCTATATATAATGTATTTCAATCTGAAACTTCTCAAGAAGAATTTAAACCAGATCATATTGTTAACTCTAAATTTACTGTTTTAGAACACATCACAAGTAAAAAAGTTAGTGATAATGAAATAAAAGAAAAAGTATTAAACGAGTATTCTAAAAACGATAAAGATTTAAGACTACTCGCGTATCAAATTCTTGTAGACAAGTTTAATCAAAAATATAAAACATTAAATGAATCACAAAAAAACTTATTGAAAAGTTATATTAATAATGTAAGTAATACAAATTCTTTACGTGATTCTGTTGATGAAGAATCAATGAAGATTAAAAAAGAATTAAAAACTCATATACCTAAAGTTAAAGATGATATTACTAAGATAAAATTAACTGAAGCAGTTAATCAAATAGACAATTTAACAAAAGGTAAAGTAGTTAATGAGAAACAAGTTTTAACTTTAATGAGATATTATGAATTAGTTAAGGAGATTAATAATGTCCACAAAACTTGAAATTTTAAGAAAGTTTATCAGAGAAATAATTAAACAAGAATTAAAAGAAGCCTCTGTAACTGGTAATATTGATGGTGGAGAAGGTCCACCTAAAACTCCAGCAGCGTTTCGTAAGAAAAAATCAAAAAAAATTAAAAAAGCTGGACATGAAGAAGGTCATAAAGATCCAGCTATTTCTGGATATAGTAAAGTTAATGAAGGTAAATATCACGAATATAGAAATGATGATACTATGACTCCAAAACAAAAAATTGGTCGTTCAATGAGAGAAGTTCGTGATGGATTGAATAGTTTAGAACAACTTGTTAAAATGAATGTTAAATTAAAAAATGAATTGAATGTCAATTCACAGTCATATTGGAAAAATACACATAAGGCTTTACATAAAATAAGTGAAAGGTTAGTTAAGTTAGCTAATAAAGTTGGTCAGTTACAGTAAAGTAATACCATGCCTTTCGATGAAAATAAAAAGTCTTACATGGACACTTTGTTTAGTATATCTACCTTATTAAAAAGGTGGCATACTGAAATACAAAAAAAAGAAGTGGATAAGAATTATATGATTAGACGACTCAATCAATGGATTGAGATGTTAGAGAGCCTTAAACAAGAAATTATGATGGGACGAGATAAATGAAACAACTTATAGTAGATTATTTGCCATTTGAAGTAAAACCAGAACAAATTACTGAATCCATGAAAGAAAATAATGGAAAGTTAGTTGTTCGTGGTGTATTACAACGAGCTGAAGCAAAAAATCAAAACGGCAGAGTATATCCACGTGAAGTTTTAGTACGTGAAGCCAAAAAATATCACAAAGAATTTATTAAACAAAGTAGAGCTATGGGTGAACTTGATCATCCAGAGAGTTCTGTAGTAAATTTACAAAACGTATCTCATAATATTAAAGAGATGCATTGGGAAGGTGATAACTTATTAGGTGAAGTTGAAGTACTAGGTACACCAAGTGGTAATATATTAAAAGAATTATTTAAAAGTGGAATTAAACTAGGTATTAGTTCTAGAGGTATGGGTTCAGTAGAAACAGTAAGTGAAGGCGGAGAACAATCTCAAGAAGTCCAACCAGATTTTGAATTAATTGCATTTGATTTCGTTTCAAATCCATCCACACACGGTGCTTTTATGTATCCAATGCAAGAAAGTGTTAATAATGATATAGAAATACCGGCTGGAAGAGCGTGTGGAGAATATTGTAAGGTAGAATCAGTTATTAATGATATTATGCGAGGAGCATAATATGATAAGTCTAAAATCACTAATCCGAAACATGAAAGAGGCTAAAATTACAGCACCT